TGAAAGAGCAGGAGTTTATTTATTTCTTGGAAGATTTTATTTACCAGCTTTAACTAAATTTAGACCAGAAACAGAAAAAGATAGATTTGAAAGAATGCAAGAATATTACATGAGCCAATACAATATCGAATGGAGAATGATATTAGAAGATGGTGTAGAATATGATGTAGATTCTGATGGAACTATTATCTCTAACGAGAGAGAACCATTACATGGGTTTAGAAGATTGACTAGATAATGGCTTTAGATATTAAGATTAAAACTAATTCAAAAGCTGTTCAAAAAAGATATTCAAGAATACAAAAAAAATTTAAAAGCATAATTGAAAAGGGAATACTACAGGGTGGTTTTCAATTATTAGATATTATTAGAACTAAAACTGCAAAAGGAATTGATTTTAGAGATAGACCTTTTTTACCATATTCTTCAGGATATTTAAAAAGATTGCAAAAAGAGGGTAGATCAACAAAAGTAGATTTGTTTTATTCTGGTAGAATGATGGGTGCATTAACACCAGGTGCAAGAACAGTTAAAAAAACAGGAACAAATAAAATTACATTAGGATTTAGTAATTCTCAAATGTTACAAAGAGCATTATTTAATCAAGTATTAGGTAAAAATAAAAGGGAATTTTTTGGATTTAATGATAGAACAGCAAATATAATAAGAAAACAATTTAATAGATTTGTTGCTAAAGAATTTAGGAGAGCAAGAATATGAGTGTAAGAGAAAATATAGCTAGTAATTTATTGTCAGTTATATCTGCTATATCTAGCCCAGATATTATAAAAGCTACTAGACAACCTTTTCAGCTAGACGAATTATCAGACAAACAATATCCAGCAGTAATAATTCAAACATCAGAAGAAAATAGAGATGATAGTGAATTGGGAAGTGGTGCTAAAACAAGGCATGGTACTATTGATTTTTTAATATTAGGTTTTGTTAAAGGTGCAGAGGCTAATATAGATACTAAAAGAAATGAATTAATTACAGCTATTGAAACAGCAATAGAAACTGATATTACTAGAAATGGTAACGCACTTGATTCAGAGGTTGTTCAAGTAGAAACTGACGAGGGTAGCTTATTTCCTGTTGGTGGAATAAGAATGACAATAAGATGTATGTATGAATTTCAATCAGGAACACCATAATGGCTAAAGCAGATCAATTAATTGACAAAGTAGAAAGTAAGCTAGATGATGTTGAAAAGTTAGTAGATGAAATTTCTTTAATGATTATGGATTGTAGAAAAAAAATAGACAATTATAAAGATGGCGAAAGTATAGAAGATTTTCCTGAACTAGATGAGTTCAATGAACTTGACGAACAAGAAGAAAACTAATAAAAGAGCATTATGGCTAAAGATATTAAATTATATAAAGGTAATTCAGAGATCATTATAAATGAATCTAACCTTGAACATTTTTTAAGTTTAGGCTATAAGGAAGACAAAGAACAACAACAATCTAAAAGTAAAAAGGATAAGAAATGGCAACACATCACGGAAAAGAAGGAGTTGTAACAGTTGGTGGAACTGGTGTTGGGGAACTAACATCATTTACACTTGAAACAACAGGAGATGTAGTAGAGGATACAGCTTTAACAGATGCAACTAAATCGTTTGTTGCTGGTAGAACATCATTCTCTGGTACTTTAGAAATGCACTTTGATGAAACTGATAGCCCACAAACAAGTTTAGTAGCTGGTGCTTCACTAGCTTTTATTTTACTCCCAGAGGGTAATGCAAGTGGCGACAGAAGTTTTTCTGGTACAGGAATAGTTACAGGAATGTCAGTTAATAACTCAATGGACGCAATAATTTCTAGAACTGTTACTTTTCAAGGTACAGGTGCTCTTACAATAGGAACTGTATAATCCTAATTTATGTCAGTTATTGATAGAGTAAAGACTCATTTCGAAACTCTTAAAACTATCACTATTGAAGTTGAGGAGTGGAAAGACGAGCATGGCAATGCTAGTGTATTCTATTCAGAGCCATTGACCCTTGAAGAAAAAAACATTATCTTTAAGAAATCTAACAACTTTCAAGATTTAACTATTCTTGTAGATTTGCTTATAATGAAACTCCAAGTCAAAAATGATAAAGGAGAAATGATAAAAGCATTTAGTCCAGAAGATAAATTTGCATTAAGAAAAAAAGCAGATACTAATGTCATATCAACTATTGCTAATCAAATTCTTTTAGATACTAGCCACGAGGAAGCTGAAAAAAAGTAGATAGCGACCCAGAAGTTAGGTCGCTTTTAATAGTAGCAGATAGATTACACATCACAATCCAACAAGTTTTAGATATGCCTGTTAGCCATTATAATCTTTGGTTAGCTTACTTGAAAAAAGAACAAGAACAGTATAAAACAAAACTATCTTTAGCAGAAGCAAGGAATTTAAAATAATGGCACAAAAACTTAATATAGATATAGTAGCACGAGATAAATCCAAACAGGCTTTAAATTCAGTTCAGGGTGCTTTATCAAGGTTAAAAGGTGCAGTATTCAATTTACAAAATGCTTTTATAGGATTAGGTGCTGGATTAGTTATAAGAAATTTAGTAAGTACAGGAAAAGAATTAGAAAATTTACAAGTTAGATTAAAATTTTTACTTAAAGATACAAATGAGGGTGCAAAAGCATTTGACAATATGGTTAAATTTGCTTCTAAAGTACCATTCTCTCTAGAAGAAATACAATCAGGTTCTGGTATATTAGCAACAGTAACAGATAATGCTCAAGATTTACAAGAGATGTTAGAAATAACAGGTAATGTTGCTGCAGTTACAGGATTAGATTTTAGAACAACAGCAGAACAAATTCAAAGATCATTCAGTGCTGGTATAGGTGCTGCAGATTTATTTAGAGAAAAAGGTGTAAGAAATATGCTTGGCTTTAAAGCTGGTGCAACAGTTTCTATTGAGGATACAGTAAAAGCATTTGAAAAAGTATTTGGTAAGGGTGGAAGATTTGGACAAGCAACAGATGAATTAGCAGAAACCTTTACAGGAACCCTATCAATGATAGGAGATAAAATATTTAGCTTTAAGAAAACTATATTAGAAGCTGGATTATTTGAAAGTCTTAAAAAAGAGTTTGGTGCATTAGATAAATTTTTAGAAGAAAACTCAAAACAAATAGATCGTATAGCAACTGATATTGGTATTGCTTTAGGCTTTGCAATTAAAAAAGTTGCAGATGCAGTAATTGTTATGAAAAATAATATGAATACTTTTGTTACATTAATACAAATATTAATATCTGTTAAAGTAGTTACATTATTTACTAATCTTGCAGTAGCAGTAACAAATGTTGCTAAAGCTATGATGTCATTTGGCTTTGCTAGTTTATTTACAAAAGGTAGTTTATTAGGAATTGCAAAAGCCATAGCTAAAGGTGGTGCAATATTTTTAGCATTTAAAGGTATGGAGAAATTATTTGATGACATGAAAGATGGTTTTGAAGATTTTGCAGATAGTGTAAAAAATACTTTACCTGATGCAAGAGATATACACAAAACAATGATAAGAACAAAAGAAGCAGTAGTAGATATTGCTAAAGTAGAAGAAGCTATTGCCAAAGCCAAAGAAAAAGAATTAAAACTACAAAATTTTTTATTAGAAGAAGCAAATGAAAAAAGATTAAAGTTCCATGAATTAGAAACAGAGGGTGTTAAAAAATTTAAAGAACAAAATGATGTTCAAGGTCAAGTATTAGAAAAAATAAAAGAACAAAATGCAGAATTTTCTTTATCATCAGAAATAGTTAGCACAATAACATCTTTTACAAGTAAAATTTCAAGATCAATCGCAGAAGCAGTAGTTCTTGGTAAATCTTTAAACATGTCATTTAAACAATTAGCACAAGGATTATTAGTAGATATTTTATCAAAAATGATTGAAAGAATAATGTTGCTTACAATAGAAAAATTTTTAATAGAAAAAATATTTAAGCAAGATACTAAAAAATTAGATATGGAAAAGAACATTACAAAAGAAAAAAGAAAACAAGTAATGTATCAAGCTTTACTTATGGCTATGGGTGGTGGTAGTGGTGGAGGTGGCATACCTTTTTTTGCTAAAGGTGGTGCAGTATCCAAAGGACAACCAATCGTAGTTGGAGAACAAGGACCAGAATTATTTGTACCAAATTCAACAGGACAAATTACACAATCTGCGAGAGGCACAGGAGATGGTGGTGCTACTACAGTTAATTTTAATATAAACACAGTAGATGCTTCTGGATTTGAAGAACTACTTGTAAGATCAAGAGGAACTATTACACAATTAATTAATAATGCAGTTAATGAAAGAGGGAGTAGAAACTTAATCTAATGGCTGGTGCATTTCCAATATCTTCTGCAAAGTTTGAATCTTTAGGAATAAAGTCTATTCAAAATACTATTATTTCAAAAACTGTATCTGGTAAGAAACTTGCTAGACAAATAGACAATCAAAGATGGGCTTTTACTGTTCGTATTGTTACAGCAACCAGATCAGATGTTTATGGAGAGTTAATGGCTTTTATTGTTAAACAAAGATCAGGCAAAGAAAACTTTACAATAATCCCACCAGAAGTAGAAGATGCTAGAGGTAATGAAACAAATACAGTAAGAGTTAATGGTGTTCACGCAGTAGGAGATACAACGATTGCTATGGACGGACACCACAATGATAATCCACACGCATTTAAGTCAGGAGATTTTATAAAATTTGCTAGTCACGATAAAGTATATATGATTGTAGCAGATGTTCAGGCTTCTAGTAATGCTTCAACAGTAACTATTGAGCCACCTTTACTTACAGCATTAGCAGATGATTCTATAGTAACTTATGATAATGTTCCATTTACAGTACATTTAACAAATGATATTCAAGAGTTTGGTGTAGTTGGAACTGCTAAAGATGGTGCATTGTTGTATCAATTTGAATTTGATGTAGAAGAAACTCTATAGTGAAAAAATATAAAATAACCCATAAGATAACTGCCGACTTTATTGCTGAAATTATTGTCAATGAAGATCAAATAGATGCTAGTATTAACGATCTTAAAGAATTT